CTTGTATGCCAGCTCAGCCTCATGAACGATTTGTTTTTGTTTTAAATACCAAGCATTCTTTAGCTCATCATCATCCGTCTCAATAGAGTTCTGACGATTCTTGGTATCCTGCAGCCGTGCCTCACGCATGTACACGGCCAAATCTTTGGTAGGATCAGCATACCGCTGACTAAACTCTTGGAATGAAAACGTACGGTGCCGAAGAATCTGACGAGCAATATCCCGTGTCGTATTAATCTCGACAATCATATCAACCATCTCAAAGGGCGACCAGTGCTTATGCTCGATCAGATACTTTAGAAGTTTATCTGCAGGTGCATCACTGTTTTGATTTTTAGGATTAGAGATTCTGGCACAATACACGATAATATCTTGAGCAGTCATTTTCTTACCTGTGCCATCTGCATAGGCATTAATCATTGAGGAAGTGATTGCAACAGGAAGTACGGTTTGGTTCATATCTTAAAGTCCTTAAATTTGTCGCCAGAAGGGGTTTTGTCGAATACGGGAATGCCATCGTCAATGACGTCTTGACTGGATGCTCCTACGTCGTATAGTCTCATCTTAGACCTATCTATCCCTAGTACAAACCGCTTGTGCTTACCAGGATCGTTGTAGCGATTCTTAAGCTGCTTAATCATAATCTGACCCGACTGGTCTAGTTCGTCATTAGTAATAAGTGCTAGCATAAGATCAGCCGTAGCAGGCAAACCAAACGACTCTGAGGTATCTTCCAGTCCTGGGTCAGAGCTACCGTAACCAGATCGAGTAGTCTGTGTTGCACTAACAAGTGGAACAGAAAACTCTACTGCTAGTCCACGTAGCTCTTCTGCAATAGCTTTGATGTACGTATAGGAGTTGATAGCACCACCCATCGACTTCATGCGTGACGATGCACAGATGTTTAGGTAATCAATAAAGATGATATCAGGTTCGAACGAACGCTTTAACTTCAGTTCCTTTAGCAATCCACGGAAGTGGCCGGAGTGTGCAGCACCAGTAGGATACTCCTTGACGATCAGCTTACCAATAGTCTTACTCTTAAGAGAGTTGACCTTTTCGGTAAACATCTTCTTAGACATCTTATCCAGCTGATCAATAGGTATATCTAGAAGGTTAGCATCGATACGTTCAGCAATACGTTCCTCTGCCATCTCCATAGTAATGTACAGAACGTTCTTACCTTGTAGAAGGCAGTTAGCACCTATGTGGCACATGATTAACGACTTACCCACTCCTGTACCAGCCAGGAATATGTTCAGCGTCTTGTCTGGCAGTCCACCTTTAGTAATCTCATTTAGATAGTGAAGATCGAATGGTAGCTTTTCTTCCTTACGATTATAGAAGTCGAATCGTTCTTCTGCATTATCAAGGTAGTCGTGACCTACATATGAATCGAAGCCAACCCCCAATGCTTCAGACAAAATGTCCGGAATAGCATTCTTGGTCATCTTTTCATCCTTACCATCCAGGATGTCGATGGACTTCATGATACCGATATGCAGTGCACGTTCCTGGCACCACCTCTCAGTTTTCTCTAGTAGAAAGTCATCGTCGATATCTACAGGAGAAAAGATCTCTGGAAGCATTGCCGAGATCTCGGTGAACATGTCATCAGACATACGTTCATCCTGTTCCAGATCAATACGGAATGCTTCCATAGTGGGAAGGGTGTTGTGCTTATCGACAAAAGCACCAATCTGCTTAAAGATTACTTTTGGCGGGCCTTCAAAATAGTTTGGCTTGAGGAACGGAATAACCTTACGAAGATAACTCTCATTGGTCAAGAGTGATCGTAGGATAGTCCTGCTCAGAGTCTCTGCCATTAATTACCGCCTTTCCTTCATCCAATGCTTTAGTAAATGCAGCCACAATAAGATCACCTGCGAGCTTCTGTAGGCCTGGATCATCATTCTCAATATCTTTTCCTGCACGATGAAAGATATCAAAGTCAAAGGATAGTATTCCTTCTTCTGATCCATCATCGGCTTCTTGGATATCCATCTCACCAAACAGTAGGACCATATCTTTGTATGGTCCTTCCTGTAAAATCTGAATACCCCAATCTACAATTTTTCCGTTAACAGAGTTGGTAGATGTTCCTACTACCCTCCAGTCAACGCCTTCTTCTAGATCACTCAACAATCTCGTCCTCTTCTACAATTGATACGTCCAAATACTGAGGAGCTATACCAGTCTTGTACTGAGACTCCACAAAGCTTTTGAACTCTTCAGTATGGATTATATCATCCCAGAACTCTTTTGTTAACTCTTTTTGCCTAAAACTTTTCCCATCGAACTCCCCTGTTTCTCGGTTGACTTTCGCGAACCAGCCTGCTTTCGGTTTGACGACAAACTGACCTGCCAGAGCCACATCAAGTAGACCGGAATAGTCATCGATGCCACCCTCCCAAGAAACCGTGATAGGAATTTTGGATTTTTCACGGACATATCTAGATTTCTCCATATTGATTACAAAATCGTATCCGGTAACCTCGGTGCCAACCTTATTCTGTCGACGACCGATAATCCAGATGTTATCTGCTGAGTAGTAGATGCCTGTACCGCCAGATACTACATCCTTAGGAAACAATCCCATTTCCTTGTAAGTGTGGTTGATTGCCAGCATCGGGATATCTTTCATGGTCAGGTACGGTGTTGCCATACGGAACAAACCCTTGAGTGCCTTGGCACGTGACATGTCAGCTACTGACTTCTCGCTGAGCGTATCCTCGAGTTCCTTCTTGGACGCTACGTTACCAATAGAGTCAATAATAATGATTACCTTATCAGTACGCTCCAGCTGTTCAAGCTGGTTGATCAGATCAAACTTCAGTTCCTCGACGTTGGTGATAGGCGTGTGAAGTACACGGTCAGTATCGATTCCAAACGTTTCAAAGTATTCCTGCGGCGATCCAAACTCAGAATCATAGAACAAGAGAATGGAATCTTCATACTTTTTCAGGTATGAGGATGCAATTTTAAGAGCAAATGACGTTTTAAAGTGCTTAGATGGGCCAGCCAGCACAGTTAGTCCTGGGGTAAGACCTCCATCTAACGACCCGGATAGTGCTACGTTGAGCATGGGGGAAGGGGTCGAAATCATATCTTTCTCGGTAAAGAACTTAGACTTAGACAGTACTGCAGTGTGCTTAAGCTTAGAGTTCTTTTTGAGTTTATCCATTACAGACATGGACAATCCTTTCATTTAACGTTAAGAAAAGTATTCTATCACATTTTATACTGGCTGTAAACTATAAATACAACACCTACTACAAAAAAGGGCAAACACCATGTTCAAAAGAATGTTTGCTGCTTTTATCATGACACTGGCGGCTTCAGCAGCGGTGGCTCAGGAAGAGACCACAACCACGACAAATGATCCCATTGTCACAGAGAATACCACAACAAGTACCGTAACGACAACCAGTGACTCGACCAACACGGTCATCACTGCACCTCCTACGGCAATCTCTCCTAACATCAATACAGCAAACTCTGACCTGTGTACGGTCGGGGTATCCGGTGCTGTACAGACACAGATCCTGGGAATCTCGGCAGGATCCACTGTCAGAGATATGAACTGTGAGAAGCTGAAGAACGCCAAGACTCTATACGATATGGGCATGAAGGTTGCTGCCGTATCTGTTATGTGTCAGGATGGTAGAATCTTCCAGGCTATGATGGACGCAGGTACACCTTGCCCTATCGACGGTAAGATCGGTGAAGAAGCAAAGTCAGAATGGAACGATCCGTCCAACCAATCACGCAGACCCGATTCTCAACCAGGTATAGGAATGAACATTGATCCGGACACTAGGACCACTCTTATCGGTGGCGCTCTCGTTCTCGGTATTCTTGCCGTCTTACTCGGCGGCTGATACCGTATACGGAGTTACTAATAACGCAATCAATGGCGGATTAACCTGGTCACCCGTAGACGTTTTACCAGATTTTTCATCACCCAACGTATCACTGCAGGTCAATGGCGTAACATACTACTATGTCATGTCTAAGGACCCAGCATCTGATGCTACCGTGTACGTCAGAAACGAAGACCCTATTAATGGTGGATATGTCTTTGAAGAAGTTGATGACTGGTCTGGTTTGCCAGGTAACTCCATCCTAAGAAACTTTAGGTTCGACGGTATACCCGGAGAGCAATGGGGTGATGGTTCTATTACCGTAGAGGGTGATGGAACGGTCAGTGATGCTTCTGTTATATACCTTTATAGAATGGATGTAGACGAAACAAATATTATATGCACGAATCCTCTTGCAGATCCTAATTGTCCTGGTTTTTTGGATGCTGTGTATAAATATGTAAGCTCTATAGAGTACATGGAACCAGATGATGAGTTCTACGAGTACTGGCTTGCTATACAAGAGGAGCGTGAAGTTGAAGTTAAAGAAGACGAAATAGAAATAGTTGAAGAAGAGGACGATGGTGAACTTGAAAAGAGATTGAGAGTTGATCCTAATGTCGGGGGTCTAGTAGACCTTCAACGACAAGAGGAAATGCTTTTAAAACTTAATAATGAACCTCTTTTCGAACCATATATTGCTGTAGAATATCCCGAAACATTAGTTTTAGAAGATACTCTGCAGCTTGAAGATACAGTATTGCCTGATAATAACAGGGCGCTGAGACAGCTGGCAAACGATGCCACGCATTATTCGATGGTACGCTCTCAATATGATAGAGAAAAAACAACCGGAGAATAAAAATGTTAAGACTGATCGCTGCATTAGCAGTGGTGGTTGGTGGTACTACAGCAAATGCTGAGAGTGTGCCAATCACAGGAAACGTATCTTCCAAGTGTTCCATTTACACTACTGTTGCGGGTGTATATGGTAACCCAACCCCAGACGCATTAAGTACAGATCCTACAGACGGTGGTGTAGATCCAGTAGTACGCTTTGACGTAACTGCTGCAGACTACTACATTGCCAAAATTTCCTGGCCCAACTCCTTTGCTTCTGCACCATCTCTCGATGATGCTTTGGCTTGGGATGGTGAGGTAACAGTATCCCAGACTTCTGACGCTGGTATGTCTGGCTACGAAGCTGCTAAGATCGAGTACGAAAACGTAACAGAGTACGACTTAACCGTTGCTGGTTCCACCTGGTTCCAGATCGAATCATCTGTTGACTATGGATACGGTAAGTCTTTCCCTGGCGGCCAGTACTCCGCTAACGTAACAGCAGAGTGCATTGCCAGCTAATGAAGAAACTTATTACGGCGGTGGTGGCAGCCTTGATGGCTACTACCGCACACGCTCATGAGTGGACACCAACATATCCCAAGTTCGAGCCTTCGTTCATGGACAGCATAGTTATGACCACTATGGAACTATTCAATAAAAGATCTGATGTAGAGTACTATGAAATTACTGTGCATGACGAGGAATGGA